GCTCGCGCACAAGGCGATGCGACACTGGGCGAACTGCCACAAGACCGAGACGCGATGGGTCGTCAAGGCCGACATTAAGCGCTACTACGAGAACATCGACCACGACATCCTGATGGCCATGCTCTCAAGGCGTGTCAGGGACAAGCGCGTGCTGAAAGTGATCGCTTCCATTGTGTACCAATACAAGGACGGCCTTCCGCTCGGCTTCTATCTATCCCAATGGCTGTCCAACTTCTACCTGTGCGAGTTCGACCACCATGTCAAGGAGGTGCTCGGGGTGAAGTGTTACCTGCGCTATGTGGACGACCTGTTGTTCGCGGTCCCCACGAAGAAGATGGCGAACCGCGTGGTGAAGGCCGTCCGCATGAGGTTGCACAAGCTCGGGCTCCACATCAAGGAAGTAGGTCCGGGTGCATTGAGAGTATTCCGATGGGCCTCTGCTCGGTTCGTGGACTATATCGGGGTGCGCACGCATCGTGATGGATTCCAGGAGCTTCGCAAGAAAACCTACCTCGCCATCAGGCGTTTGGCGGGACGCATACGCAAGAGGGGTTCGGCGTCGCTGTCGCAGGCACGCTCACTTCTCTCGCGCATGGGTTTCGTCAAGCACACGGACTGCAACCAGTTCAAGAAAGAGGTCTTTATTACCGTCGCGCAATTCAGACTTAGGAGGATAGTCAGCAATCATGACAAATGTAATGCCGCATGACAAAAAGGTCGAGGTCGTAGAAATCTCGGCAGGGATGTTCAAGGCGTATCTGCACGCAAACCACGTGCCGTTCACCGTCGATTCGGAGGAAGGCCAGAGAACCGAGTATCAGTGTGATACCGTGCTCACCGCCCCCATGAGCTTCGCATCAGATGCAGCCGCAGCCGAGTTCTTCACCGAGCATCACGACGAGCTGGTGGATGCAATCTTGGCGAGGGAGGCCGTAGGACGGGCAAAGGCAGATGCGGAGATTGCACAGGCGTACTTGAATTCCACCGACTACATGGTGGTCAAGTGTACCGAGCTAGGGTTGTCGATGGAAGATGAGTACCCGGATGAGTATGTAAAGCGCGAAGATTCCCGGCGCATCATCCGCGAGTACAGGAGGATGGTGTCGTGAAAGTGCGACCTGACCACGTATCGCATTTCTTCGTATGCTTCGGCATCTCGGCCGTTTGTACACAGTTTCTAGGTGTTTGGGCGTGGACGGTTGGACTTGCGGTGGGGATAGGTAAGGAGGTGTACGATATTCGTAAGACGGGGTTCGATTGGACGGACATCGTAGCAGACGTAGTGGGAATTTTGACAGCCCTCTTGTTGTGGGGCGTGAGTAGGATAGGAGGCTGAACGTGGATTGGAAAATGATCGGATTGACACTGCTGGTTACAGCCGTGGTCATATCGGTGTTCATGGAGTTTGTGAAGGTCAGTGCGAAGAAGCGAAGAAAGTATTTGCCGACATGGGTGCAAATCTTCATCCCGGCGCTGATGTCGCTTGTGCTGGCATGGGTGGTATGGTCTGCCTTCGCCTTACCCGGAGCGATACAGATCGTCGTCCTGTACGCCTTGGCGGTATTCGTGACCCAGTACTACCTAAGCATGGAGATTATCAAGCGCGTTGGCAAGGTAGTGTTGAAGTTCATCATGCGCGGTAAGGGTATGACCGATGAAGAAATCAAGGAGGCACTCGGTGGGTGAGATACTACAATGGATTCTCTTGGCGATCGCCGCTGTATTCGGCCTTGCATTCGGCGTTCAGAAAGCCAAGGCTACGAAAGCCACCAAGGCTAAAGAGAAGGCCGAGGAAGAACGCGACAAGCTGAAAATTGTCAATATTTTGCAGAAGGACGCCGACGAAATCAAGGACGAGCTGGCCAAGAAGAAGGCCGAGAACCAGAAGGCCAAAGAGGAGGTGATCCACGATCTCGAAGAAATTCCCGAAGAAAAGGAGGTCCCACTCAGTGAAGATATCAAGAAGCTTGCTGCTGATCAGTATGATCGTGCTCGCGCTCGTGCTGAGCGGTTGCAGAACGATCTCGGTTCCGCAAAGCGTTGAGCTTTCACTCCCAACACTCAAGGCGTTCCGTCCTCCGCTCATGCCGGAGGGGTTGATAGAGAATCCGCAGACAAGTAAGGATGTATTGCACAACGCGGTGCTCTGGGAGTTCTGGGGCTACGACTGGCAGGACTACGCGCTAGATCAGGAACAGTACATTGACGATCTCAGGGTGGTAATCTCGCCACCGCCTTAGCAGACGATGACCGACGAATCGCCCCTCACTCGAGGGGCTTTTTCATTAAGTCCTATCTTCCAGAATCGCGCGTACTGGTTGAAGCTGTGCAAGCACGTGCTCCGGCTTTCGATGATCGTACTCTGGATGAAACGCAGTGTGCGCCATGAGCTCCAAAAGCACTTTGTTTTCCACCTTCCCTGCAAGGGTGGTTTCGAAGGTATGCCGGAAGCTGTACTGCGTGCGACCCAGCGAGGGGACACCAGCACGCTTGTACACACCCTTGAGATGTTTGTTGGCAACGTCGGGGATGATGAGCCCCTTATAAACCCGAAAGGCACAAAAAGGCAACATTTCGGTAAAGTATTTGTTGACAAAGACAATATTGTACCCTAAGATGAAAGCATGAAAGTTACAAAAGACAACACCACAACCGCCTCTCTCCTGCGTGTCGCAATCACCGACCGCGAGAAGGCGGCAGCCAAAAGACTGGCGAAAAGCAAGGGGATGACCTTCCAGGGATGGATGGGTCAGTTGATCAAGCGCGAACTCGAGGAGGCACACCGTGGAAATACCCAGTTTGTCTGACTTCCAGAGAATCGAGCACGAACTGTCCGAGGTCAAGGCGTTGCTAAGTCTGTACGCAGACAAGGCCGCCCTGCCCAAGGTCGTAACCGTGGCTGACATCGCGAGGATGGAAGGCGTGAGCAAGAGCCAGCTCTACCAGAACGAGCAGTATTTGTTGCCACGCTTCGGGCAGAGCGCCTACCCGCAGGGAACCACGCGCTGGCCGTTGGAGGAGTACCTCGCATGGTCTCGCCGCGATCCGGCAGAGCGTCACCGTGAATGGCTGGAGCATCTCGATGCGGAGCGTAGGCGATGTGCGCAATGAAACGGGGTTCCTCCACTCCCCGTAATCGTTATACAGGGTTCCCCGCTACCCAGAGAGCGGGAGGCGTGCAGGTAGCAGGCGGGGTTCATACCCCCGCCGTCCCCGTCCAAGTCGGGGAGCGTCCTAAAAAAAGATGCCAGCACCCGGAACAAGGTTGGCTGGCATCGATTTTGGCATGAGCGTAATTCCGCTCATTCACACCGCAAGGGTACCACAAACCCTTGCACGACACAACCGCACAGCGGTTAGGGAGACACGGTTATGAGTAACCAGAACCCAAAAAGCGACGAGATGCTCAAAAGCTACGTCGCGCAGATCGCCAGCCAAGGCGTGGCAATCTTTCTGCAACAGAAGCAGGAAGCCCGGGAACAGGAGGTTGGGCACTTCGAAGTGTACGACGAGCTACAAACCAGACTCGAGGACATGGAAGCAAACTACAGGTCGCTCGAGGAAGTGAAGAACAATCTTCAAACAGAACTGAAAGAGCGTTTGTACGAGCTCCAAGCGGTCAAGGAAGATTACAAGTCGGTCTGTAACGAGTGCAACGAGGTCAAACGCTGGTGGCACAGGCAGCTCACCGAGAACCGCGAGCTGAAGGAAGAGCTTCGACTTGCCAAGGCTTGCAAAAGCGTCGGTGAAGCCCTCGACGAGAACTCCCACGCGGAGAAGACCGAGGGGGAAATCGCATGATGATTGAAAACACCAACGCGATCAAGCCCGAGGGCAATTTGGTCATGATCGTCTACGGCAAGGGTGGAGCTGGAAAGACCACCTTCGCCGCTTCAGCTCCGAATCCTTTAATTCTCGACTTCGAGAACGGAACAAAGTACCTCGGAGAACGCGGCATATCCGTCGATGTGGTGCGCATGAAGGAATGGTTCACCCAACAGGATTTGAACGAGCTGGCAGCGATGCTACGGACGCACGACACGGTGGTTATCGACCCGCTCGGAGAGGCGATGGAAAAGCTGATCAACTCCAAGGACATCAAGGGCAAGCAGTACCGTCAGAGCGACGGCTCTTTGACCATGAGCGGTTGGGGGGAAGTCAAGAAGCAAATGCGCGGCTTTATAAAGTGGCTGCGCGATTCGGGCAAGCATGTAATCATCGTATCGCATGTAAGCGAGATCCAGACCGAGCAAGGTCTTGAGAAGCGCATCCAAGTGGCAACCAAGCTCTCTGATGAGATCCCGAACATGGTTGACGTAATCAGCTATCTGTCAATCCAGAAACAAGACGAGAACTTTGCAAGGGTGCTCTACACCCCGGCGCAAGGCGGCCTGTTCGACTCCAAAGACCGTACCGGGCGCGTCCCGATGGTTGTAGAGATCGGCGAGTATACCGGGTGGAACGACTTCATGGCTTCGCTTGCACCGCCTGTGCAATCTATCGCAGATACTCCCACTGTCAAAACTCCTACACAACATCCGTCCATGATCACCGCCGAGCAATCCGAGCAGATGCAAGCTCTTGCAAAGCGCATGGCAGACCCGGCAGGCAAGGCGTATCTCTTGCAAAAGGCAGCCTCACCGATTCCGTACGCGGAAGCCGATGAAATCATCCGACGGGCAACCGCAAGCTTGGGAGGTAAATGATGGCATATGAACTGAACGGGGTTGAATATCCCAGTGTCACGACAATCACCGGAATGTTGGACAAGCCCGCCCTTTTAGGGTGGGCGGCCAACTGTGCGGTGGATCACGTCTTCGACAACCTTGCCATTGTGCGCGACCCGTTGAGCAACGTGCACGAGGTCGAGGCGGTATTGGAAGCTGCAAGAAAAGCGTATGCGCAGAAGAAGGAAGATGCGGCAGCTGCCGGGACAATGGTGCACGATGCGATTGAAGCGTACATTAAGAATGAAGATTACCTTTCACTGCTCAACAACGAAGACCCTGCGATCCAAGAAAAGGCCATCAATGGCTTTCAGGCTTTCCTTTCGTGGGAAGAGAAAAACCATGTCGAATGGCTGGAATCCGAAGTGCAGGTGTTCTGCCTAAGGCATGGCTACGCAGGACGCTTCGATGCAATTGCGCTGGTAAATAACTTTCGCTACCTAATTGACTTCAAGACGTCAAAGGGAATCTACCCCGAGATGCCTGTGCAAATATGCGCGTATCGTCAAGCCTATAACGAGCAGTACCAGCAACGTGCTGTGGACAACTTAGCTATCTTGCACCTCGACAAGGAAACCGCCGAGCCGACATTCAAGCCGATCGAAAAAGACATCCCGAGAATGACCGAGTTTTTCAACAGCTTGGTACGAGCCTACTACTTCCAGAGCAACAGACGGCTCAAGAACAACCCGTTCGTCAAGACGGCGAAGGAATGGGGCGAATGGGTCGAGATGCCCTTCTAGGAGAAACAAATGGACGAGACAAAAGATTTAGTACCCGTCATACAAATTATAGACGGACGCATACAGGATAACCTTACGGTCGTTGAACAGCGTGTGGCGGAAATCACCGAGCAGTACAAGAACTTGGTGGTCACCGATGTAAAGGACGCCAAGGACACACTGGCCAAGCTTCGCAAGCTTTCGAGTACGATCAACGCGGAAAAGATTCGGGCGAAGAAAATATTCTTAGCTCCGTTCGAGGAGATTGAACAGCGCATCAAGAAGCTTGCCGAGATGATCAGCATTCCGGTTGCCGAAATCGATCTACAGGTGAAGACTGCCGAGCAAAAGATTCGGGACACTCGAATTGCCGAGATCAACGAGATGCTCGAAAAAGCTTCTGATGAACAGGGTTTGGATCAGATCATGAAGCAATGGTTCGCTTCGTGCTCATGGCGCACCGACGACCGCTGGACACTCGAAGAATACTGGACCGCAAAGGGCAATCCGACGGCCAAGCTTACCAACGAGATCTCTTCGCGCATCGCAATGTGCAAGGACGGTATCAACACGATTCTGTCAGTTGCCGGAGAGTTTACCGACCAGATTCTTGACGACTTCAGCTCCACCGGAAACCTTCCGTCGGCACTGAGTACCCTCGAACAGAAGAAGAAGGCCAAGGCACAGGCCGAAGAGTTGAGAACGGCGCTCGAAAAACCGTTAGTGATCAGATCTGATGCAGTGTTCGAGGAGCCGACTCCCGATGAGATGCCTTCGTTTATGAAAGGGAACGAAGCGACGGAAAACTGGAACGATTTGCCTGTTGCTGACGGAGGTATCCCGGCATTCATGCAAGACCCGTCAGGCAAGAAGGAATTCGTAATCCGCGTAGTGTGCACCGAAGCGGAGTTCTCAAAGGTACGCACCGCCTTTGCGCTAGCACGCGTGGAATTCGAGGTGCTGTAGATGAAAGCGACATGGACGTGCCCGAAGGAGCACATCGCGGTCATACCGCCCAAGGGACAGAAAGACGCACTCAAACAAATCTACCACCTGTCCGATACCAAGCACCAAGGATTTGTAACGGTAACGATCGAGACGGTGCGCAAGCCTCGCACCACCGGAGAAGGATCTCAGTCACATCACTTCAACGGGCACGTCCAACAAATCGCACAGGAGACGGGGATGCCGTTCGAGGCCGTCAAGATGGAAATAAAACATCGGGCGATCAAGCGCGGCTACCCGATCCTGTATAAGCCGGACGGAACGGCACAGCTCGATCTGTGGGGGCGTGCGATGGGCATTTCCGAAGCCGACTGTTCGACAGCCGAGTGCGCCTTTCTTATCGAAGAAGCGCACGAGCTTGCTTCCGAACTCGGCATGATACTCAAGGAGGAATGAGAGTATGGAACGCAATTATAAAAACGATTATCTCACTGTTTCTGAATTAGCGGTAATGTTGCGGATCAAGGAACATACCCTACGACAGTATGTGTACCAGAAGAAAATCCCCTATGTGAAATTGCGGGGGATGAAAGGCCGTGTTCTGTTTAAGCGAACTGCTATCGAGCAATGGTTGGAGGACAACACGGTTTCCACCATGCAGGAAATAAGCAAAGGGAGGAAAGAATAATGGAGCGTATAGTAGCGATCGACCCGGGCACAACGAGAAGCGGTGTGGTTGTGATCGATGAATTGACCTACAGACCACTGAGGGTCGGAAAGTTCGAGAATAAGGACGTTGTGGATGAGATTGAGGATCTACTCCCTGCAAACAAAGCCGTCATAGAAATGGTCCCGTCCTACGGTACAGGGATGGCAGCTGGCAAGGACATCTATGAGACGTGTATCTGGATCGGACGGTTCATCGAACAGCTTTCCTGTTGTTGTGATGTTGTGCAGCTACTTCAGCGCAATGTGGTGAAGATGCACTTGTGCGGATCACCACGTGCGAAAGACCCTAATGTCACGCAAGCTCTTGTCGATCGCTTTGCTCCCGGTGAAACAAACTACGGCAAGGGCACGAAAAAAACACCAGGCTTTTTCTATGGATTCTCAGCGGACATATGGCAAGCCTATGCGCTTGCCGTTACCTATCTCGACATGAAGAAGGAAGGAAAAATATGACGGATATCAACCAAGTCGTCCTCGTCGGACGGCTCACGCGCGACGCGGAGTTGCGCTATACGAACAGCGGTACTGCGGTTGCAAGCCTTTCGATTGCGTGCAACGAAGCGGTCAAGCAACAGGATGGATCTTGGCAGGAACAGGGACATTTCTTCGACTGTACCCTCTGGGGCAAGCAGGCCGAGAGCGTCAACCAGTACCTGACCAAAGGCCGACAGGTAGCGATTACCGGGCGCTTGAAACAGGACACATGGACCGACCAGCAGAGCGGTCAGAACCGGAGCAAGGTCATAATCAACGTGCAGAACCTTGAGCTGCTTGCAACCCCACAGGGAGAAGGCAACCAGAGCCAAGCGCAGGGATGGGCGAGAGGTCCTTACGATCAAGCACCACAGCGTCCACAGCCACCGCAGACTCAAAGCTACCAGCAAAGTGCGCCTCAGTATCCACTGAGAGCGCAAGCGCCCGTACAGCGCGATATATACGACGAGCCCTTACCGGGACCGGAGACGTTCTCCGACGACATCCCATTTTGAGGTGTAGAGATGCAAGGAGGAGTAGTCATTATCCCGACGAGGGAACATACAGCATGGCTGGTGCTGAAAAAGCGGATTGATTATCTGAACACGTTCGCTGGCAACCGTTCGGAAATGATCAAGTTCACCAAGGAAATAGAAGACGCTTGGGCGAGAGCCGGAGAGCTCGCGCTCGAAACGATTTCGAAGTAGACGGCACAGCCCCGGTCGTTGACGGGGCATATCAGGGGAATGGCGGAATTGGTAGACGCAGGTGGTAAGTAAGTTGAGCCCCAAAGGACAACGAAATCCAAAACTTACCGTGCAGGTTCGAGTCCTGCTTCCCCTAAAGAGGAACATATGACGACCAGAGAACAAGTGATACAAACCAAGCTACGGCTCTTGAATCAACACGGATCGCGCTGCGAGGTATGCGGAAAACAACTCACGCTGGATACCTGTCAGCTCGCGCACCGCATCCCGAAGACGAAGTACAACCTCAAGACCTATGGAGCGAAGGTAATCCATCACGACCTGAATCTGGCCGTCGTGTGTTCGCTACAGTGCAACAGCGCGGTGCTGTGCAACATCGCAACGAATCCGGTTGAAGCTGGCTGGATTATCAAAAAGATACGGGAGGCAATCGCATGATAACTATCAAACAGGCCGTCATCAACGTGTGCACCAAGATGTACCCCGGGCAGACCCTCTTGGGCTACCAGTTCTACGACAAGGTGCTACTCGAGCTGAAGATGGCTGGGAACACCAACAGGCCGTTGAGCGACACGGTGCTTCGGAGGTTCAGGGAGGTTCGCGAGCTGTGCGGTATGGAAAGCTCGCAGTCGGTCAGCGAGTACACCAAGAAGCCGCTTGTGGTGCTGGATTCGCAGGAGAAATCGGTCGGGCAGAAGGCGCTTTTTTGAAAGGTGCATGTCAATTTTAGATATGGAGGGAATTTCATGCTTAGAGAATCAAAAGGCAACATGTACGACTTCGTGACCCACACATGGAATCCAATCAAGGGGAAGTGCCCGCACGACTGCTCATACTGCTACATGAAGCGGTGGGGCGAACAGAAGCTATTACACTTGGACGAGAAGGAATTGCAGACTGACCTAGGAAGTGGCAACTTTATTTTCGTTGGAAGCTCGACCGATATGTTTGCAAAGGATGTGCCATTTATGTGGATTAAAAAAGTATTGGAAAAATGCAGTAAGTTCGACAATTATTATTTATTCCAAACAAAGAATCCATACCTTATTTGCGGCTTGCCGATTCCATGCGATTCAGTTGTTTGTACGACAATCGAAACGAATAGACTGTATCATCAAATCATGGGACGTTCGATTCCACCAAAAGCCAGATCGGAGGCTATGAAATATATCGACCGTAGGAAATTCGTCACCATCGAACCTATCATGGACTTCGACCTCGAGCCGATGGTCGAGCTTATCAAGGAGTGCAACCCGGTTCAAGTCAACATTGGCGCTGACAGCGGACACAACAATTTACCTGAACCGTCGAAAGACAAGTTGCTTGCGCTGATCGACGAGTTGCAGAAGTTTACCACAATTCACAGGAAAACAAATTTGGGGAGGCTATTGAAATGAAACCAATAATCATGGGTGCAGAGAGCGTTCAGGCTATCTTGGAAGGTCGAAAGACGATGACAAGGCGAGTGATTAAGCCACAGCCTTCTGTGTCCTATCATTGGAGTGGTGACGCCTATGTTGACAATGATGGTGTGTTGAAGGCGTCCCTGTCTGGTAAGCCTACTACACACTTTGACTATCTACCAAAATGTCCCTACGGCAAAGTTGGCGACCGTTTGTGGGTGAGGGAGACTGTTTTCTTTGAGACATTCCACCAGCAATCTGATGAAGAATTGAAACGTGATGGCTTTAATCCAAATATCGGGGTATGGGTATACCGTGCAGATAACCATGATTATCCTACGATAACTGCTAACTGGACTTCACCAATGTTTATGCCTCGGATCGCTTCTCGCATCACTCTCGAAATCACCGACATTCGTGTAGAGAGGTTGCAGGATATTAGCGCTAAAGATGCTATCGCAGAAGGTATACCTGCTCCATATGTTGCTCGGGATGAGTTTGAGCCAATATCGATGTACCAAAAGCAATGGAACAAACTCAACGCCAAGCGCGGCTATCCGTGGGAAAAGAATCCGTGGGTGTGGTGTATTGGGTTTAAGCGTGTCCACGACCAGAAGGAGGACGTATGACCGAGTTGATGAAAAACGGGCCTTTGTTCGCTGGATTTTACGATGATTTGTACCTTGATGAAGAAACAAATGAGGTCAATAAATGACATGGATTAAAACAGCACTCAAAAGCGTCGCGTTTATCGCGTTCGTGTATGTAGGATTCGCCGTCCACACCGTTGCAGGCATCGCAGCTTTGCTCGTGTCGTGGGCGGTGGCGAGAAGATGGGAGGATAATTGATATGGCAACGCAACGATACGTAAGTACGTCGTTCTGGGATGATGAGTGGATTCAGACGTTAGATCCGTCAGAGAAGTTGCTCTACCTGTATTTGATGACCAACCCACTGACCAATATCGCCGGGGTATACAAGATCACCGAACGACGAATCAGCTTCGATACGGGTTTCAACCTCGATACCATCCGTCATATTTTCGCGAAGTTTGAAAAAGTTGGAAAAGCATATCGAAAAGACGAGTATGTGGTGCTCCCGTCATGGCCGAAGCATCAAAAATGGGAAAAGAGCGCGAAGGTGAACGAAGGTATTGTTCGTATATTGCAAGAATTAGAGCCGGAGATTATCGAGTTCTTAATAAAGATAGGGTATAAGTACCCTATAGATACCCTATCCATACCCTATACATACCCTTCGAACTACTCTGACTTAGACTTTAACTCTAACTCTGACTTAGAGAATAAGAACCCCCCTACCCCCCTTGAAGGGGGAGACGGGGATGATTCACCCACTTCTAAGCCTAAAAAATCTCAAAAACAATACATCACTCTTTCCGAAGCAGGACTATTGATCGACTCCGATCATCGCATTTCCTACGATCTCGGAGTGAAGCTCAAGCTATTCGCTCAAAATCGACGCGAGATCAAGAAACCCATGACGCGCCTTGCACTCGAGCAGACGATCGACCTGCTCATGACCAAGCTCGATACCGACCAACAGCGAATCGACTGCATCCAGCTCTCGATCGCCAACGGATGGCAGGGCGTGTTCCCCGACCGCATACGGGGCAATCAGTTCACCGCCAATGCGAAACCACGCGCAGCGCAACGCGACAAATTTGCGTCACTGGAGGGATATCGTGAACTTTGAAGACGAAGAACTGGCCTACATCGCAAGACAGAAGGCCGAGGAAGAAGCGTACCGCATCGAGAAGAGCGAACAGCGCACCGTCTACGACGACGAGGTTGCGATCATACAACAGCGCATCTACGACGAAGCGATGGACAAAATCAAGCGCGAGAAGCTCGAGGCGAAACTCGAGAGATTCCCCAGGCGTTACCGCAATGCCCATTTCAACGACTACATCTGCGAAAACGAACGGATGCGCAAGGTCGCCGCGTTCATGCAGGAAGGCAAGAGCGCGGTGATCTACGGAGCGAACGGCACAGGAAAGACCCTACTCGCGTTCTGCGCGATCCGGCATCAGCTCGAGCAGGAAAAGAACGCAGCATACCTGCTCGCTGCCGATTTCTTCGACGAGATCCGCCACAGTTTCAGCGGAGGCGATTCGCTTGCAGTGCTTGATAAGTACGCAAAGCTGGACTACTTGGTGGTAGACGAAGTGGACAAGACGCACGGATCGCAAACCGAGTTCATCTACCTGTACCGCTTGGTGAACATGCGCTACAGCGACCTGCTGCCAACGGTGATCATCGGGAACTCCGAGACGAAGGACGACCTGTACGAGGTCATTGGATCTTCGGCGATCACGCGCATAGCCAGCGAAGGCATGATAATCGAGATGAACGGCAAGGATTGGCGCAAGGCTACGGCATAGGGGGGATACGTTGGGATTCAAGGAGCTTGCAGGTGCGGTGCTCGGTCAGGCACGTACGGACTGGAACAACAAGGACAGGCACGACGAGGTCGAGGCATTCCTCGACGGCAGGCTCATCGAACTGTATCTGGACATCGCCGGAATCGACCGGGACGAATACCTGCACAGCGTGAGGGACAACGATGATCTACACAAGTGACAAGGCGATGGACATGCGCGGCAAGCGTTTTGCAAAACCAAAGGCGGTGCTGGCATTTGAACGGGATGTGACGGTCTACTGCAAGTCGATGGCCGAGGCGATGCTCCGCTATGAAATCCCATCGACGAGCATGCTCGAGCGGCTTATCGAACGCGGCGGGGTGCATAAGGACGGCTATACGACCTTCGACTGGGCATCCGATGAAGAGTATCGCCGATCGATGTTCGACGAGTACCGCAAAATCGCAAATGATGCGATAGCACGCTCTAACCACCGCACCACCTCAAAGGGAGACGGCAAGTGATACGCTTGACTCATGGCGAAGACAAAACCAGCAAAGCACACAAGGGGAAGACGGACGCTGTACAAGGCCGAGATGTGCGACCTTGTAGAGCGTCTTGCTATGCTCGGGCTGAAAGACGAGGAGCTGGCACATTCGCTGAAGATCACGCGGCAGACACTCGACAATTGGAAGCGAAGATATCCCGAATTTTTTGCGTCCATAAAAAAGGGCCGGGAAGAAGCGGACGGCCATGTTGCCCGTGCGTTGTACCAACGGTCGATCGGATTTACTTGCAAGCGCCAACAACCGTTCAAGCTCAAGCGGACCTACTACGACGATCAGGGCCGAAGGTGCGAGGAGGAACGCGTGGAGATTGCCGAGTTCTACGACCAAGTGCCGCCGGATACCGCCGCCGCCTTCATCTGGCTGAAGAACAGGCGGCCCGACAAGTGGATGGACAAACCCGTTGCCGAAGTGAGCGGAGCCGAGCGCGACGACTTCGAGAAGGCGCTCAAGGAAAGCGCTGCGAAGTTGTGGGACGAACCTGTGCGACACGAAGCTCAGGGTGAGGAGGAAGAAGCTTGAAGTGGGTATTTTCACGAAACCACCTGAAGATCCTCAACTGGTGGCTGCCCGATTCCCCGGTGCGCCATTTCTTTGGCATCATCCTCGACGGGGCGGTCCGTTCAGGCAAAACGCTTCCCGGTTCGGTGTCGTTTGTTAAGTGGGCGTTCCATCAATTCCCCCGTGGCGGTCATGAGTTTTTCTTCGCAGGCAAGACGATCCATGCGGTAGTGCGCAACGTGATCAGACCGCTCATGAAGGAGTCGCGTTCGGTCGGGCTCAAGATCGAGTACAAGAAGGCCGACAACCTCGTGCAGATCACCAACGGTTCCGGTGCGATACATTCCTTCTACCTGTTCGGCGGCCACGACGAGGCGAGTCAGGACCTGATCCAAGGGTTTACCGCATCCGGTGGATTCTTCGACGAGGCCCCGATCATGCCCCAGTCGTTCGTGGACATGGCCATCAGCCGTCTGTCCGTCGAGGGCGCAACTGTCTGGTTCACCAGCAACCCACTCAACCCTGCGCACTGGTTCAAGAAAGACTTCATCGACCGAGCCCAAGAGAAGGGCCTGTTGTACCTGCACCTCACGATGGACGACAACCTCAGCCTGAGCGAGAAGGTGAAGGCGCGGTATCGCAGCTTGTTTACCGGGGTGTTCTACCGTCGCTATATCCTCGGCGAGTGGTGTGCCGCCGAAGGGCTGATTTATCCCGAGTTTGCCAGCCGGGATGATCTCGCCTTCGACTTCAACGGCGATTGGTCACAGTACGGCGAGATGTTTGTCTCATGCGACTACGGTATCCAGAATGCCCAGGTATATTTGCTCTTCGCCTGGCACTCCAAGCGCCTCAGATGGGAGATCGTCAAGGAGTGGTACCACTTCGGGCGCGAGAGCGAAGCGCAGATGACCGATGCAGAGTATTACCAGCATCTGGTCGAGTTCATCGGCAAGCTTCCGGTCAGGGATATCGTCATCGACCCGAGCGCGGCATCGTTCATCGCGGTGATCCGCAAGAGTAAGCGTTTCAGGGCAATACTGGCATCCAACGAGGTGGTGGCAGGCATCGGCTACACCGCAAGCCTGTTCCACATCGGCAAGCTGGCGATCGCAAGAAGCTGCGAACATCTCATCGAGGAGCTCGGCGGGTACGTATGGGACGAGAAGAAGGCCCAGCGTACCGGAGAAGAGGCTCCGACGAAGATCGGAGACCATGGACCAGATGCTATGCGTTACGGTTCATTCACGCATATTAGGCGCTACGAGAAGCGCTATGGAATCTTAATCTCAAGGGAGGCCGCCTGATGGGTGTTATCGGCCGAATCAAGGAGTGGTTCATGTCATTACTTCCAACAAAAGACATTTTCAAGCAGATGGGGGTCAAACCCCAGTTCTCCGCGAGTATGCCGTCTCTCATCGAGAGTTGGCGCAACGCATACCAAGGCAACCCAACGTGGATTGGCGCAAACGACAAGAGCCTCGGCTTTCCGTCGGTCGTCTGCTGGGATATCGCGAAGAAGGCTATCGGGGAGCTCGAGGTCTCGGCATCGCTACCCACCCCGGAGGGCCAAAAGGATGCAGAGCACGAATTCACCGAGAGTGTGATAGCTAGGCTCATCAAGCCGTTCCTCCGGCCACAAGTCGAGTATGCCCTTGCTATGGGCGGCGTGGTGGCGCGTCCGTGGTACGACCAAGCTGCAAAGAAGGTCCGCATCGGTTGGTACACCGCAGACATGGCGTTGCCCACCGCATGGGACGGACGCAGGCTTACGGGCGTGGTGCTCATCGACCGCTTCACACGTACCGACAGCAACGTCAAGACCATCTACACCAAACTTGAATCCATACAGCCGAATCCCGTCGGGTGGACGATTACGACCAAGCTGTACAAAAGCGACACCGAAGGACAGCTCGGCAAAGAGGTTGCCATGTCTACGGTTGCGCAATGGGCCGATATCGCTCCGGAGGTGCAGATCGTCAGCGAGGTATGCCCGTTCACCTACATGGCGACCCCGTGGGCGAACAACCAGGACTTCAACAATCCGCAGGGCACGAGCCTCTTTCGCGATGCGATGGATAACCTCGAGGAGCTGGACCGCGTGTACACTTCGCTGTGTTGGGAGATCGAATCCGGCAAGGCCGCGGTATTCGTGGACGACAGCATGATTGAGGTGGACCCTGTGACGGGAAACGACAAGCTCAACCCGCTCGAAAAGCGTCTCTACCGCAAACTCTCATCCACCGAGGGCAAGGATCTGCTCGAACCGTACAGCCCGCCGCTCCGTGTGGAACAACTCAATGCGGCACTAAAGACCCAGCTGTCTATCGCTTGTATGGCATGCCACTTGGATGCAGGGGCTTATGTATACGACCAAGCAGCGCAAGCAGTCACGGCAACCGAGGTGCGCACCAAGCAACAGCAGACCTACGGCACGATCGTTGACATCCAAGACCAGATGATCAGGCCATTCGTGTCCGAGCTTGTGGACAACGTTCGGGCGGTGCAACAGCTGTATGGCATCGAGGCGATCCCCGACGACGTGTTGCTCGGCTTCGACTTCGGCGACTCCATCTTGGTTGATGAGCAGAGCGACCGGGCAAACGCACAGGCAGAGGTGGCGACTGGCCTCCGCTCTAAGCTGGCGTACCTGATGGACTATCGGGGGATGACCGAGACTGAGGCGCTTGCCGAGATAGAGCGCATCAAAGGTGAGACGCCGGTCGTCAACCCGTTCTTCGGAGCGTAAGGAGGAAAGCAATGAATGTTGTCCATCTTTGCGATTGCATGGAGTTTATGAAGGGTGTGCCTGACAAATACTACGAGCTAGCGATTGTTGACCCGCCGTATGGAATTGGGTGTGATGGGCAGAAGGAAAATATAAGAGGCAAAAAATCAGATAGAAAATATCACGAATTTAAGAATTGGGATAGCAACATACCCGGAAAATTATATTTTAACGAAATATCCCGTGTTTCAAAAAATCAAATAATTTTTGGGGCAAATTATTTTGTGAAATATCTACAAGAAGGTCATAAAGGTTGGATTGTATGGGATAAAGGGCAACATGGGCTTACAATGTCAGATTGTGAGCTTGCTTATTCATCATTCGATACTCCTACAAGGGTATTCATTTTGAATAGAGCGTTTTTACTAAAAGATGGTTCAATCCACCCCACCCAAAAACCCGTAGCACTATACAAATGGCTTCTCAAGAACTATGCCAAACCCAATGACAAGATATTCGATAGCCATGTTGGAAGCGGTTCAATCCGTATCGCTTGCCACGATATGGGCTTTGACTTCACTGGTTGTGAGATTGATAAGGACTATTGGCAGGCTCAAGAAGAACGTTACAAAACCCATATAAACCAACAAGACCTATTCAGTGGTAAAGAATTACAAGAATCTATTATGCAGGGGGTGTTGGTGTAAGCCATACACCAACAGATGCTTTTCTAAGGAGGAATCATGAAGGCAAGCGAGATACGATTCATTCGTGGAAGATTAAAATTTGGGGACAGCAAGAACAGTGCACCGTTCCCGAGTGCTATCATTATGTTTGATCATCGTGAATTGGAGATAACCCATGCTTGACGACTCCGTGCTCTTCGCACTCGAGACAGAGATCAACCGCATCTACGCAGAGGTCGAGACCGAGATGGTTTCTGCTATTGCGCGTGAGTTGTCTAAGGGTTCAACGGCATCAATCTCCCCGATCGCATGGCGCACCGAGAAGCTTCGGCAGATGGGACGGCTTGAAGGAAAGCTGACCGATCTCCTGAGACGCAAGAGCCGGGACATTCAGCCACAGCTCGAGGACTCCATCATCCGTGCGATGCTCGGTGCTGGCAAAGAGGACGACATGGTGCTGGCACAGATTGCATCAGTCAAGGCACAGATCAAAGCCGGTACGTTTGTCGAGGCATCAAAAAGCACGGTGTTCGAACAGCTGTCCAAGGCCGCGATCGCCAACGCACGCACCGGGCTGAATCTCACCAACACGCAGGCACTTCAAGCAGCGAGTGAGATCTGGACCAGCGCGGTCAACTCGGCCTACGTGAAGACGCTCACAGGTTCGACCAGCCTTGACCAAGCTGTGAAGCTGTCTGTGCGCGAGATGGGTAAGCAAGGCGCCTACGTGACCTACGTGTCCAAGGCCGGAAAGCTTACCCGCACATCGCTGGAGGTTGCTGTCAGGCGCGATGTGGTGACGAGCGTCAACCAAGCGGCGGCAGAGATGACGATGGGCAGATGTGACGAGTATGAGTGCGACTTGGTGGAAGTTTCTTCGCACGAAGGCGCACGACCGGAGCACGCGCTTTGGCAGGGCAAGGTCTACTCCCTCCACGGCAAGACGCAGGGGTACGAGCTGTTTGCAGTCGCTACCGGGTACGGAGAGCCTGACGGAATTTGCGGGATCAATTGTCGGCATAGTTTCTTCCCCTATTTCCCCGGTCTTTCCAAGCAGTCGCAAACCATCCCCGGACAGCGGGAGAACGAGAAGACCTACAAGTTGACCCAACAGCAACGCTACATCGAACGCAACATCCGTGCTGCCAAGCGCGAAGAGTCGGTATGCGCGGCAGGCGGGGACAAAGCCGGGGCGGCAAGTGCGCATCAAAGGGTGCGCGACTATCAAGCAAAGATGCGAGGATTCATCGCGGAGACCGGGTTCACCCGTCAGTACCCGCGAGAGCAGATATACACCTAGGAGGCAATGGTGAAACAGATTGATTTTAGGGTTTCGATAAAGTTCAAAGATGATGGGAGTACGGGATTTGCATTCGAACCGCTGGTGCCGTCCGAGTGGAGTAAGCAGACCAAGGGCCTGTATGTGTGGCAGCATGGCATGATCACCTCGCTTCGTGCGGCGGTCATCGCGTGGAGCGAAAAGCACGACAAGGTCAACAACCGCTCGATTCGCAAGTACATGCGTATCCAGAAGCGGTTCATGAAGCACCTTGCCAAGGCTAAAAAGCAGGCTGCACAGAAACCTGTGGCGCAACCAGCTGTGCAGTGATATGCTCTTGTTAGGAGTCAAGCCGTGAACAAGCGACAACGCAAGAAAAAAGCAAAATCAGCATGGGTGAATGTTATGGTCCCAAGGGCGTGCGGCAAAGGCAAGGTTAAAGCCCGGTTCAATGTGCATGATGGAAGATTTTTGGCAGGGCTTAGCAAGAACCCGTTATGCTCATACTCAATCCCAAGCGATTATTTCTATCATTCTCTTCCACCTCGTTCGATGAAGCTATGGAATTAAACACGTTTACCAGGTATTGCCGATGCTCCGCATACGGATCACACATGCGCGTAGGCTCGGACGGCAAGCTGTACTGTACCAAGTGCGGCCTGCCTATCGACGAGTACGTGAAGGGCTTGAAGGAATTCGACGCAGATATTCTCGAGTTCCCTAAGCAAGAAGATTCGCCTACCAAGATGTAGGACAAAATAGGGAACTGCTACGGCAATTCCTTCTGTGGGTCATGAACCATCGTTCGTGACTTCTGAGGTCCCACCAAACCAGCCTATGCAAATTGGTGGAGAGAGGTTAATAGCCTCTCTTTTTTTGTACCCTAACACTCCCCTAACCGCCACCTAACCACCCCCATATTAACACCTCCTTGACAGCCTGCGACAATTGGACTTGCAGACGGGCAACTGCATATTTGCCCTACTCCTAGGCCGGGGCGATCGGCATACAAAACCGCACGGAGGAAACCATGGCACTGACAAAGGCAATCAAGGATTTGGTCGAGGAGATCAAGAAGCAGTCGGACCTTACCGAAGAGCAGATCGAAGAGAAGCTCAACAAGGCCCTTGGCGAGACGCATGTACCGAAGAACGTCTTCAACGAGAAGACCGAGGCGGAGAAGCAGGCGAAGGCCAAGATTACCGAGTACGAGAACCAGATCAAAGAGCTGCAGAAGTCGGGGAACCTGACAGCTGAACAGAAGACCAAGATCGACGAATTGACAGCCAAATTGGCTGAACAGGAAACGAAGTACCAGACTGAACTGACGACCACCAAGCGCGGGTATGCACTCGAGCAGGCGCTCCTCGGAGCGAAGGCGCGGGATGTCAAGAGCGTCCTACCCCACATCGACCAGACGAAGCTGGCATGGGGAGAGGACCACTCGCTCGCCGGAGGACTGAAGGAGCAGCTGGAGGCCCTGCAGAAGGATAAGGCATTCCTGTTCGAATCAGAACAAGAACCCCAAAAGGTAAATAAGCCGAGTTTCGGCGGACCATCGGGGGGAACCCAGCTGACAGGCGAAGCGGCGCTACAGGCGCAGTTCGCTTCAAAGCTGGGAATCAAGACAAGCTAGGAGAAGCTAAGAAATGTCTGTAAACTACGCAACTATTTTCAGCCCCGTGATTGACCAGGCGCTCATCGCCACTCTCACGTCGGCACCGATGCAGGCCGATGCGGCCGACATCAAGTACGAGGGCGGCTCGACCATCAAGCTGGCCACCGTCAGCACCAGTGGACTGGGCGACTACAACCGCGCCACCGGATACCCTTCGGGAGCCGTCAGCGTCGAGTGGGAGACCTACGCCTTCGACAAGGACAGAGCCATCCGTCTCAACATCGACAAGTTCGATGTGGATGAGACCGCTTTTGTCGATACCGTCGCCAACGCCGTCAAGGTACTGCGCGAGGAGAACACCGACCCTGAGATTGACGCCTATCGCTATGCGAAGGTGTTCAGTGCGGTTGCCGGAAGCTCGCTTGCCGCAACCCCTGCCCCGATGGCAACCTACGTACCCGATAAGATTGACATCCTCACCAAGTTGCAGGACGATATGACTGCCGTACAGGACACCGTTGGAGAGACCTCTCCGCTTATCTGTTACATGAGCAGACAGGCATACGGTGTGCTTTCCAAGAGCTCTGAGATGGATAAGATTCTGCAGGTGC